CGGCGCATCGCGGTCCGAAGGCTGTTGCGGTTGTTCTGGTCGAGCCGCCGGGCCTGCGCCTCCGCGAGATCAGCCTCGCTGGCATAGGTGCCGGAAGTGCCGGCGAGCGCGTTCCGATGAATGGCGCGGAAGGCGATCATCGCCTCCTCGACGCGGAGGCGGGCCATGTGGGCGGCGTGGCCGCCGCGGGGGCCGAGTTGCGCGCTGGTGGCGTCGTCGATGGCGATTTTGCGAGCGATAGCGCTGTACGCCTGCGCCATCAGGCACAGGTGCTCCACCGCTTCGGCAAGGTCGAGGGACGAGATGGCAGGCTCGGGCTGGTCGGCCTGGCTGAACGGCGCGCACATGGGTGGCCTCGTCGGGCTGGTGTTGCGGGAAGGCGAAGGGGCGCGCTGAAGCGCGGCAGGCTCAGGCGGCGCGGGCGGGCGCCGGCTCTTCAGCCGTGAGATCGAGCGCGACGGCGAGGCGTTCGCGGGCGGTCAGCGGACCGGCCTTGCCGAGAGTGCAGCGGTGAAGCTCGGTGGCGCCGTTGTGGGCCATGCGCTCGACCCATCCCGGGATCTCGGTGGGATGGAGGTCAGCGCGGACGCCGAGGACACGGGCGGCGCCGGCGGCGTCGCGGGCAACGGCCAGCGCAACGCAGGGCTCGGAATGGATCAGAGCGTCGCCATCAAGCCGGTCGACCGCGAAGATGTGCCTGTGAGAGGAGAGGCCGCGCCAAGCCGCGGAGAGGAAGCGGAAGCCGCCGGGCGCCTTCGGATCCTCGACCCGGCTCAGGCGCTGCGCCTCGCAGATCGCCGCAAGAGCCGCGCGCTGCCCGCGCATCCGGTCTTTTTCACGGCCCCAGTTCAAGGGTGGCTTGTTGGACATGGGCGGCAGCTCCATCGCTCGGTTGCGATGGGCCTAAGTTGCGATCACCGCAAACGCAAGTCAAGCGGAAATCGCAATTGCGTTCGCAACTCCGATCGAAACCCAGCCTGTGGATAGTTGTGGAAAGCGCAAAAGCGCTCGACTCTGTGCGGGCGGGGTGCTCCCTTGGAATTAGAACAGGGAGTGAACATGCTGCGTCCGGATACCGGCCCGCTCGTCGATCGTCCGATGAAGCAGTTCTCGTCCCTCATCATCCGGTGCCGGACATGCGAGAAGGAGACACGCTGGCTCAGCCGTCAGCTGCTCGACCTCGGGATTTGGGAGACCGGCGCAATCGGCAGCTTGGAGGGGAAGATGGTCTGCAGCGAATGCGCCATCTCCGGGCGCCCGGCGCGAGAGGTCGATGTGCGGCCGTGGCCGCCTATTCATCCAGGGTTCCAACAATGCGGTGAACCGACACCACGTGATTGCGGTGGAACCGCATCAAGCGGTCCTCGCCCTCGGGAGGATTGAGCTGCTCGAGCACCAGCTCCTCTCCGAACGAGACGAACCGCTTCACGTAGCCGAAAGGCGGGTCGCCATCGTTGTCGTACACCTGTGCGACGACGTAGTTGCCCTTCCGGTATCCCTTGTCAGGGTTCACCAGGACGATCTCGCCTGCCTCGTAGCGCGGCTCCATCGAGTCGCCGTGCACGTAGACCGCATAAGCCTTCGGGTTTGAGGCCAGACTTTCAGGACGGGTCACGGTACCTAGGATCTGGCCATTAAACAGAAGGCGCGATCGAGGCCCGCCGCCGACGGCCGCGCCGTAAATCGGCATCTGGCTTGTATCAAGGCGGACGCGCTCTGGAAGACCTGCGTTTGGCATGGGCGAGTTCCCTCGCTGGCCAATTTGCCGCTCCCCCGCCTGCAGAGCCTGGCCGATGCTCTCCAGGGCGGCCGGCAGGTCGTCGGCCGGGAGGTCGAAGAACTGCCATATGGGCGCGATCTCGTTCCGCTGCACGTCGCGCGCGCCGCTCACGGTCTTGCTGACCTTCGTGGCGTCGATCTCGATACCGCGCTCTTGAAGGAAGACCACGAGGTCTTTTTGGCGTTTCCCGGTCGCAAGAAACTGCTGCTTCAGCCACGCGGAGGTGAAGGGCTTCTCGTCCATGTCGACGTCATCGCGCATGGCTGAACTCGCTTCGATAGCGAATATCGCATAGAGATCGCTTGACATCTAGTTGCGACAATCGCAACTTAGCGACATGTCGAGCGTCGCCGCATCCATCATCGCGAAATGCAACGGACACGCCGTCGTCGCGGATATCTGCGGCGTCCACGTAACCCGTGTCTATCGCTGGACCTACCCGGTCGAGAAGGGCGGGTCCGGTGGCCTCATTCCGAGCCGTCATCAGGCTTTGCTCCTGAAGGGCGCGCGAGAGCGAGGCATCGACCTTCGCCCTGAAGACTTTTTCGATCCGGCCAGCAGCGGCCTCGCGGCGTCGGAACTGCCGCGGAGCGCGGCATGACCCATCGCTCCTTCATCCGCCTCTGCTCGGTCTTCATCGCCGCCTGTTTCGCGCTGACGCTGCTCGCCCTGGGCGCAGCCGTCGTCACCTTCAAGCAGGCAGCCATCCGCGGAGACCTCCCCGTTCTGACTTGGAGCCCGGCCCGATGAGCGCCGCACTCCGCTCCCCCTTCCTGCAGTCGGACGGCATCCCGGCTGCCGGATCGCGCCCGATCCTGTCTCACGTTCCCGCGTCTGGATCGGGCGCACCTCAGTTCAGCACCGCCAGCATCGGCCGGGTGTCGATGACACGGGCGACGACGTCGCGCGCCTCGTGCGCTGCTTCAGCGAGCGCCGGGTCCACCTGCACCACGCCGAGCATCGCCTCGACCATGTGCCGGGTGAGTTCGTCGCCGGCCCCGTCGCCCCGTTCGACCTCGCGGCGCACCAGCCACGTCACCATGGCGTGCATCGCCAGGATGGTTGCGGCGCCGTCGGTCTCCAGTGTGTGCTCGTCCATCTCGGTTCCCCTTTCGCGCTCCGGCGCGTCCGTTGCCCCTCAGGGGCTCCTCCCTGACTGCCGGGGCGTCACTGCCCCGGCCCTTTCTTCCTGCGCGCCCGCCTCTCGCCGCCAAGCCCGTGGCGGTCGCGCTGTTCTGCGTACCGCGTACCCGCATCTTTCGACCGGGATCCGCTGAGATGTCTGCCGCCTCCTGCTCCCCGGCCTTTCTCAATCCCCCTCCGATGCACAAAGCATCGGGGATCACGATGAAACAGTCGCCAGCGAACAGCACCACAGTTGTGGGTGATGAGCGGACAGTTGTGGCCGAGCGGACGATGGCGTTCCTGCGCCGCGTTCACCCGCACAAGACGGCCGACAATGTCTCGGCCGACACCGGCATCGCCGCGAGCACGATCGGCCGCTGGCTCGACCGCGGGTCGGCGCCGACGTCCTGGGCCTTCCTTCGCCTGATCGCCGCCTACGGGCCGGAGTTCGCGTGCGCCGTCATGGACCACCCGCCGGCATGGCTCGACCGCGCAGCGCGCGAGGAAGAGGCCCGCCGGCTGCGGACGCAGATCGCGGCGCTACAGGCCCGGCTCGATGGGGAGGCAGCATGAAGGTCGTCGCTGGTCTTGTTGGTATCGCCCGCGCCGCCTTGGGAAGCCTCATCCGGAAGGTCGCCAGCTCGGTGATCCGAGGTGGGGAGAAGCTGGCCGACATCGGCGATGCGGTCGACCCGCCGCGCGAATGGCGGCCCCGTCTCTGGGACCGCGACAAAGATCCCCGCTCTGATGCGGAGGAGCGCCACCCAGAGGGGTGAGCGCAAAAGGAAACCGCCCGAACCCAACCGGCAAGCGGGGTTCGAGCGGCTGTGTCACCTCACAAGGAGAGCCGAATATGAGCACGGCAAGCGGCCAGCCGCAACCGAACGGGAGCGCGTCTGCGCATATTCGCTCACTCGCGGAGCGGATCGTCCGGCTGAAGGGCGAGATCAAGAACCTTCAGATCGACGTCAAAGAGGTGAAGGCTGAGGCCGCCGGCCACGGCTTCGATCGCAAGGCGCTCGACATCGTCGTGAAGCGCATGATGGAGGACGAGTCGGAGAAGGCGGCGCGTCAGGAAACGGAAGCGCTCGCCGACCTCTATCTCGCCAGCCTCGGCATGCTTGATGGCACGCCCCTCGGCGACGCTACTCGTAGGCGCGCCGATGCTCCGCCGCCTCCGCCCGCACCAGAGAAGGGCGACGACGGCGCGGACGAAGGCGCGATGCCGCCCGACGATGAGCCTGACGTCGGTGGCGCGGAAGAACCCGGCGCGATGAGCCAGGACGTAATCGACGCCGCTCGACGCGAAGGCGAGGACGCCGCCATCTCGGGCGCCAAGGTGTTCGCGAACCCGTATGTGGCCGGCGATCCCCGGCGTGCAGCATGGGATGAAGGCTGGTGCCGAGGCACCGGTTCGGACGGCATGGATCTTCCGGCGGCCTTCAGGCGGAAGCCGAAGGCGCCGGCCGATAAGCGTACCGGCGAGGGGCGCTGACCCATGCGCCGCGACCCGATCGCCGACACTGCCTCACCACGCAAGCGCGAGAGCGCGATCGAGGCTGCTGTATCCCACCTGACGGGCAAGCTGCGCGGTGTGGCCGACGTGCGCAGCCCGTCCGAAGCGGATGAGCCCATTCTCGGTACCAACGTGCGTGCAGCCATCTTCGGCTGGCTGGCCGAGATCAACGCCGCCGACGAGCTCGCCGCGGTCGGCGTGAAGCCCCGCAACACGGCGCTGCTGTTCGGGCCGCCCGGCTGCGGAAAGACGACGCTGGCCCACCACCTGTCTGCGCGCCTCGGCGTGCCGTTGGTTTGCGTCGGCGCCGAAAACATCTTCGGCAAGTACCTGGGTCAGTCCGAGGGCAATGTCGCCAAGCTCTTCGACGCTTTGGCGCTCTCCGAAACGCCGGCCGTCGTCTTCATTGATGAGATCGACGCCATCGGCATGAAGCGCGCTTCGGACGCGGGTGGCGGCGCCACGGACGCCCGCAACTCGATGCTGACGGTGCTCTTGCGCCGCATCGAGGAGTTCAAGGGCATCCTGATCGGCGCGACTAACCGGGCCGACTCGCTCGATCCCGCCCTGTGGCGCCGCTTCGGTATGCAGATCGTGGTGGACCTGCCCGACGACGACGCGCGGTTCGCAATCCTGAAGCGCTACGGCATGCCGTTCGATTTCGGCGAGGACACGATCGAGATCCTGACGGATCTGACCGATGGCGCGGCTCCCTCGCTGTTGCGCGACCTGATGGAGGGCGTGAAGCGGTCCATCATCCTCGGATCCCGCATGCGTAAGCCTGCTGGGTCGGCGCCCGAGGCCTTTGCTGGCGTCATCGCCCAGTCCAAGCCTCATCCTGATTACGAGCCCCCGCCCCTGTGGCGCTCGCCGGGCCTTGTGTCGAAGCTGAACGGGGTCTCTTGGCCCCCCGTGCGGGAGGGGTGACGCGATGCGCGCGCCCTCCCTCTCATCCGCAAAGCTGGGCGCGCGCCTCAAGCCTGAGGAGCGACCGGTCTACGTCCAGCGCCGGATCGTGCCCTCGGTCGAGATCCGCTTTCCGCTGCCGCCGAGCACGAACAGCCTGTTCGCCAACGTCGTCGGCCGCGGTCGCGTGAAGACCACGAAGTACCGGGCGTGGCGCCAGCAGGCCGCGCTCCTGATCGACGTGCAGCGCCCTGGCCGGATGGCCGGCCCCTGCGATGTCACGATCTACCTTCCGCCGTTTAGCGGCGACATCGATAACCGGGTGAAGCCGTGCCTGGACGCGGCAGTCGCAGCGGGCGTGCTCGCTGACGACGGCCAGCGCTACGTGCGCCGCAAGACCGTCGAGGTCGACCGCTCCGCCGCCGAGGTTCGCATGGTCCTCACCATGCCCTCCGTCGAGGAGCAGGACCGCGCCGAGATCGAGGTCCGCTCTCGCGAGGGCCAGAGCTGCGCGCACATCGCCGTCTCGCTCGGCCTCGACGAGGGCCACGTCCGCACCGTGCTCACGGAGATCCGGCCATGAAGACGTGCGCCAAGGGCGAATGGCCCTTCACCACGGCGAACGTCCGCTGGGTCCGCAAGCTCTGGGATGCTGGCCGGGACACGGTCGAGATCTCTCGCACGACCGGGCTGACAGAGGCTCAAGCCTACAACCTGCTCGCCTTTATCCGTGAGCAGCGCCACGCCGCGCGCAAGCAGGGAGGCGCCCGTGCCTGAGTGGCCGTTCGGCGCCCTGCGCCCCCTCTCCTACGACGTCATCATGGCCGATCCGCCGTGGTCGTTCGACGCCTGGTCGGAGGGTGGAAATGCGAAGAACGCGAAGGGGCAGTACGACTGCATGCCTCTCGCCGATATCGCCGGACTCCCGGTCGGCCACCTCGCACGCGGCGATGCCTGGCTCTGGCTATGGGCCACGTACCCGATGCTGCCGCAGGCCGTGCATGTCATGGCCGCCTGGGGCTTCCCCTACGTCACCGGCGGCACGTGGGTGAAGCGCGGCACGTCCGGCAAGCTCGCCATGGGCACCGGCTACGTCCTGCGCTCCTGCTCAGAAATCTTCCTTCTCGGTAAGCACGGCTCGCCGCGGACCTGCTCCCGCTCGATCCGCAACGTCATTGAGGCGCCGCGGCGCGAGCATTCCCGCAAGCCGGAAGAGGCCTACGCCATAGCGGAGGATCTGTTCGGCCCCGCGCGCCGCGCTGACCTGTTCTCACGCGCCTCCCGGCCCGGCTGGGACGCATGGGGCAACGAGGCCGGCAAGTTTGATGCGGCCGTGCCGCGCGTGGCGGCGGAGTGACGGTAGTGGCAGACCCCACCCTCATCGCCGATCTTGCTCGGGCCGGCCTCGACCCTGACCTGCTGCAGCGCGTGGCCCTTGAGCTTGGTCGCGCTGCGGCTGAGCGCGAGTCGATCGAGAAGCGTCGGCAGTCTGACAGGGAGCGTCAGGCCCGTCGTCGCGGTCACGTTATGTCACGTGACGTCACGTTACAGCACGTGACAACACGTGACGTCACGGCGGCCCCTAACGGCCCCTCCCCCTTGCCCCCCCAGACCCCCCCTATAACCCCCACCCCAAACACCCAATTCCCCCCTGACAGCCCTGACGGGCTGCCAGCCCCCGAGGGGGCCGATGACGTTGCCGCCGAGGCGGTCGTCGGGTCGGAAGGCGAGGCTGGCGATCGGGAAGCCGACGAGGGCGGCAGCAAGGGCTCGAAGGCTGCCAGGGCTCGCCGGATCCCGGCAGACTTCGCCGAGAGCCCGGAAGCCCAGGCTGTCTGCGCCGAAATGGGCCTTACCGGGGCCGAGGCGGCCGAGGCGCTGGCCGAGTTCTGCGATTTCTGGATGGCCGAGGGCGGCCAGCGGGCCCAGAAGCTCGATTGGCCCCGCACCCTGCGCAACCGGCTTCGGGAGATCGGCCGGCGCCGCCCGGCGGCCCGTGCCAGCCCGAACCGGCCGCGCTCCTCCAACGGCTACTTCGACCTCCTCCGTGACGAACTGGCAGGCCCCGATGACCAGCGTTCCGACCCGCACCGCCAGCACCTCCGTCTCGCCTCCGGAACCCGCTAGCCGGCCGCTCCTCGACCTCGTCAGCCGGTTCCAGAACCGCCTCGAGGAAGGCGACCGCCCCGGCCACAAGCTCATCAGCGCCGGGCTCGCCCCGCTGGAGCACGAGCGGGCCGCCCTGGAGGATCGGAAGCGCCACCTGAGCGCCAGCCTCGCCCCGGCGGCCACTGAGGAGGACCGGGCGGCCCTCTCCCGCATCGTCATGGCCCTGCTCGGCGGCTTCCCGACCTTCGGGGCAGACCGCGAGGACGCCAAGCTCACGGTGAGCCTGATCGTGCGGGCCCTCGACGATGTGCCGGTCTGGGCGGTGCAGCGCGCTGCGGGCCTGTTCCTCAAGAACCTGCAGAAGACGCGCTGGAACCCGGAGCGCGCGCCGACCGCGCCGCAGATCCGCGCCGAGGCGAAGCTCATCATGCTCGACGTCGAGGTCGAGCTCCATCGGCTCGAGCAGGTGCTCGGCGCCGAGATCGTCGACAGCGAGACCACCGAGGACGAGCGCAGGGCCGCGGTCGCGCACTGGAACCAGCTGAAGACCGAACTCGGCCTGTCCAACGTCATTACCGAACGCACGGACGACGAGATCGCGAAGGAGCGCGCCGAGCAGCTGCGCGCCAACGAGGCGGTTGAGCGCCGCGACGCCGAGGCCAGGGAGCGCGCCGGGCTCGCCCCGCGCAACAGCTTCGCCCCTCGCACGGAGACGGTCGAGTGACCTGCGCAAGGTGCGGCGGGGAAACCCGCGTGATTGATAGCCGGCCCGTCGAGGCAGATCCGGGCGTGATCCGGCGCAAGCGCCAGTGCGAGGGCTGCGGGCGCCGGTTCTACACCTGGGAGAGCACCATGAACCCGATCCGGCATCGGGCGAATGCGCGGGCGGCCCGTGAGCGGTGGCGGGCGAAGCACCCGCCCGAAGTGAAGGCCGAGAAGCGCCGGCTCAACGACCTCCGATACGAGGCCAAGCGCCACGCAGCCGAGATCAACCAGCCGGTCGCCAAGGTGATGCGAGCCTGGAACGTGCCGCCGCCACCCAGCCAGAGCCAGAGGAGCCCAGCATGACGCCTGAGCAGAAGATCGCGGAGATGGAAGCGGACATCGCCTTCCTGCTGCTGCGCGCCGGCAGCGCAGGGTCTGCCAGCTTCAGCTCGGGACGTTGGACCGGCCTCTCGAGCAACGCCCTGGTGTCGGTCGCTTATGGCGGCGAGCAGCACACCATGCCCGGCGACCGCAGCGACTACGCGGCATGCGTGCGCACCTATGCCCGCCTGCCGAAGCATCGGCGGACGCCGACCGTGCGAGCCGCGCTGAGGGCCGCGAAGGCTGCGCTGATCGAGCGTTGGCCGGAGTGCCGCACGGCCCGCGCCCGCAATGAGGCCATGGCCCGATGGCGGGAAGAGGACGCCCGCCGAGCGCGGGAGCGTACCCGGCGCCGCCGCACCGCCTGACCGCCGCCAACCCCCTCTCGTAGCGTACCGAGGACAGCCGCCATGGGCGCCCGCCTGACCCACAAGCAGCGATTGAAGAAGAAGCGCGACGCCGAGGCCGCCCACAAGGCCTTCATCCGGCGCGGCGAGATCCTGAAGGAGAGCCGGGCACGGCGTGATGAGGCTGACCGGGCCAAGCCGAAGGAAAGCCCCCGCGAGCGGCACATCCGTGAGATGCGCGAGGCCGAAGAGCAGCGCATGGCCGAGCGCCGCGCCGCCAACGCCCTGCCCGAGGGCTATCAGTGGACCATCGCCGTCGCCTGCGTCGGCCGCGAGGCCGAGCTACGACAGAAGCTGGAGGAGGCCGGCATCCCGTTCCTGCGAGCGCAGGACGAGATGGTGCGTGTGGTTCAGGGCCGGGCCCAGCGGCTCAAGATCCCGATCCTGCCAGGCATGATCTTCGTCGGCGTCAAGGACAAGGATGGCCTGGCCGAGCTTGCCCGCCAGTACCCGTGGCTGATGCAGCGCGTCCCTGGCGAGCGGTTCGGTCATGTCGGCGATCGTGAGATGGATCGGGTGGCGCGAGCGCTAGGCTACGGCGATGTCCAGATCGGCGACGTGCTTCAGGCAGCGCCAGCTGAGACATTCCCCTGGCTGGTGGATCGATACGCCCGGTCGGACGGCCTGGACAATGACGGGAAGCCCGCCCGCGTTCCGGCGATGATCCCTGAGAAGGAGATGCGCGCTTTTTCCGAGACGGTCATCGGCTCAGCGCCCCTGTTCGACCCCGCCAACGGTTTCATGCCGGGCGAGGCCGTGCGCGTGGCCAGTGGCTCGTTTGCCGGCTTCAACGGCGTCATTGAGGAGATTGATGACCAGAGAGGCGTTCTGAAGGTCGCAGTGGAGATCTTCGGCAGGAAAACACCTGTGGAACTGGCGCCCGAACAGGTCGAGAGGGCTTGACGACTTCGGACCCCAGGGAAATATCTGGGGCAGGACGACGCCCCTTGTTCTCCCCTGCGACGGGTCGAGTATGAGCTGGTGGCCCAGCCCCTCGCATTCAGCTGAGGGGCGCAAATGGCGGCTTGTGCCCCGAGCGGATGACCCGCTGCGGGGCTTTTTCATGCTCGGGCATGGGTATGGCCCGCCTCGCAACCCTCTCCCCGCGTCTCGGCACCCTAGACACGCGCACCGCGCGCCCGGCTCCGAAACAGGCCGATCCCGAACTGCTGACCTCCGAGCACAAGGCATGGCGCCAAGAGGTGCTGAAGCGCGCCGGGTGGAAGTGCCAAGCGCCGGGCTGCACGGCTCATGGGCGCCGCGGCGGCATCCGCCTGTACGCGGACCACATTGTGGAGCGCAGGGACGGCGGCGACCCGTTGGACCCAAAGAACGGGCAGGCGCTCTGCCCCCCGCATCACCAGAAGAAGACGGCGGCTGAGCGGGCGCGCCGCATGGGCACATCAGGAGCCTGACCCATGCAGATCGGACGCGTCGAAGGCTGCACACGGGTGCTCGGCAAGAGCCAGGGCTATCTCGGCCTGCCTATCCGCGACGAGGTCATCACCTGCACGGTAGGCGGACCCGAGACGCCCGCCATGACGACCGCGTGGCTGCCGAACGCTGAGGAGCTTGCCGCCCTCGTTGCCGGCGCCCCGATCCATGTGCGGATCCTCGGCACTGCGCACCCGCCCATCATGGTCGAAGTGGGCGCCCCGCCTGAGGCCTAACCCGCCGATCGGCAGGACGGGAGGGGGCGGGTCAAAGTCGGCGCGGCCAGGGGGTCGCTACCGCACAGGGTCCCATTCGCAGATTTTTTCCCGGTGAGTGAATTCGAGGGCCGCGGAGTGCTGCGGACGGCGTGACGATGGGCAAGACAAAAAAGCCGATCGATTGGACGGCGATCGAGCGGGATTACAAGAAAACCTTGTTGCCAGTCAGAGAGTTGGCCCGCTGGTACAACTGCGACGAGAAGGCGATTAGGCTGCGCGCGAAGGCTGGCGGCTGGCTTCGGCCTGGGCAGGAAACCTCCGCAGCCGCTCCGCAGGCTCCGCAGCCCCTGGATGCCCTCGTGGCCCCGATCGTGGAGCGTCTGCGTGAGATGGCCCCCGATGAGCCGGCGCAGACACCTGACATCGTCGAGCGCGCACGCCGCGTGGCGCTGCGCATGGTCGACGAGCTTGAGACCATCACCGGCCGCCGAGGCGAGCTTGAGGCGCTGGTAGACGAGGCGCTGGCCGGAAAGGACAACGCGAAGCAGCGCGCGAGCCTTCAAAAGGCGCTGAGCCTCAGCGATCGGGCCATGGTGCTGAAGAACCTCGCGCTGGCGACCAAGACGCTGGCCGAGGCGCATGCGCCAGCCGGGAAAAAGGCCGCGGCCGCAGAGGATGCCAAATCCGCCGGGCTCGGCTCGGATTGGGGCGATGATCTCGCCGGGCCGGCGGCGCGTCCGAACTGATGGCCACGTGGAGCACCGCCTGCCCAGATTGGGAGGCCCGCATCCTGGCGGGTCAAACGCTGGTGCCGGACCTGCCCCTGTTCGAGGCAGAGGCGGCGCGCGCCGAGCGCATCTTCAACCGGCTGCGCATCCCGGACGTGATCGGCAAGCCGACCATGGCCGAGAGTGGCACCGAGTGGCTGCTCCCGATCGTGCGGGCCATCTTCGGGTCGTACGACCCAGAAACCAACCGGCGGATGATCCAGGAGTTCTTCTGGCTCGTCCCGAAGAAGAATTCGAAGTCGTCGGGCGCCGCGGCCATCATGGTCACGGTGCTGATCGTGAACCGAAGGCCCTTGGCCGAAGCGCTGCTCGTCGCGCCGACCAAGGAGATCGCCAACATCGCCTACAAGCAGGCCTGGGGCATCATCCAGGCCGACGCCGAGCTGGCCAAGCTCTTTCACGGCCAGCACCACGTCCGCACCATCACCCACCGCAACAGCGGCGCCTCGCTTCAGATCAAGGCGGCCGATACCGACGTCATCACCGGGTCGAAAGCGACCTACACGTTGATCGACGAGACGCACGTGTTCGCGAAGAAGCCGCGGGCGGCCGATGTCTTCGTGGAGGTGCGTGGCGCCCTGGCGGCTCGGCCCGACGGCTTCCTGATTCAGGTGACTACGCAGTCGAAGGACACGCCTTCCGGCGTGTTCAAGCAGGAGCTGGAAACGGCCCGGAAGGTGCGGGACGGCGAGATGCACCTTCCGCTGCTGCC